TGATGGCAGATGCTTTTGAGAGAGTGGCTAAGGGAGAGTTGAAGCGGCTGATCATCAACATGCCGCCGCGCCATACAAAGTCTGAGTTCGCGTCCTACATCCTCCCGTCTTGGTTCCTTGGGCGCTGCCCAGAGAAGAAAGTTATCCAGACTGCTCACACAGCAGAACTGGCAGTAGGTTTTGGTAGAAAAGTCAGGAATCTAGTTGGTAGTGAGGACTACCAAAAAGTTTTCCCCGGCGTTTCTCTTAGACAGGATTCAAAGGCCGCAGGCCGCTGGAACACCAGCGCAGGAGGGGAGTACTTCGCAATCGGGGTCGGGGGCGCTGTGACGGGTAAGGGCGCGGACCTGCTCATTATCGACGATCCACATTCTGAGCAGGAAGGTCAAAGTGCTGATGCCTCCGTCTTTGACCGGACATACGAGTGGTACACCTCCGGCCCTCGTCAGCGTCTACAGCCCGGCGGCGCGATCGTTATTGTGATGACTCGCTGGCACAAGCGGGATCTAACTGGTCAGATCCTCAAGTCATCGATACAGCGATCGGGCTCGGACGAGTGGGAGGTAATCGAGCTACCTGCCATTCTCCCATCCGGCAGCGCCCTCTGGCCCCAGTTCTGGAAGCTCGATGAGTTAGAGAAGCTCCGGGCCGAACTCCCCACATCGAAGTGGCAAGCCCAATACCAGCAGGATCCCACGTCCGAAGAAGGGGCGATCGTAAAGCGGGAGTGGTGGAAGATCTGGGAAGATGAAGAACCGCCCCCCTGCGACTTCATTATTCAATCTTGGGACACAGCGTTCCTCAAGACGCAGCGGTCGGATTACTCGGCCTGCACTACATGGGGTGTTTTCTACAGGGAAGGGGATGACGGCAAGTTCCAGCCGAACCTCATCCTTCTGTCGGCGTTCAAGGACAGGATGGAGTTCCCGGACCTGAAGAGGTTCGCCCTCGACTACTACAAGAAGTGGGAGCCTGACTCCCTCATCGTTGAAGGTAAGGCGGCAGGCATGCCGCTCATATTTGAGCTGAGAGCGGTAGGCGTGCCTGTGCAGGAGTACACGCCCTCCCGTGGGAACGACAAGATTGCGCGAGTCAATGCTATCGCTGACCTCTTCGCCTCCGGCATTGTCTGGCGTCCAGAGAAGAGGTTTGCGGAGGAAGTGGTCGAAGAGTTTGCTTCGTTCCCAGCGGGAGACCACGACGACCTCGTAGACTCGTCAACGCAGGCGTTGATCAGATTCAGGCAGGGTGGGTTCTTGCCCCTCGACTCAGATGAGGACGGGGAAGAAGACTTCATCCCGATCAAGGCGGATTACTACTAATGAGTGCTAACCAATTCAGAGACTTTCTGAGAGATAACAGCAGGGGCCACATGGTTCCGTTGGTTACGGATGAAAGGTTCAGCCAGTACGGCAGAGGCGCTCTGGATGCCAACGTAGGTCTCCGAACTGCGCTCAGGGAAGACGCACTAGCTAGAGGACAGCGTGTAGATCCTAGATTCCGAGACGCCACCGCTTTTTACGACGACCATGCAGGCAGCACCACTAGAGCTTTCAGCATCCTGAATGAAGCCGAGAGGAATGCGGGAAGGCTTCTTAACCCCGGCAACTACAACCTCATCCGTCACTACTACAGACGCAGGCCCACCGAGAGATCACAGCAGCCCAGATCTGAAACCCCCTTCCTTGGGCGCTCCTCCGAAAGTCCTACATATCTTGGTGGTCCCAGAAGAACTCTGGGCATCTACGTTGACTCACCCGATGGTCTTGCCCAGATGTACACAGGCAACAGTGCAGGCACTACGAGACTCCCCGAAGGAGAAGCTTTTGATATGTCTTCCTTTCTAGGAAGACAGTCTTCCCCGGTGGAGTCTGGAATCTTTGCGATGGGTGGACCCGCACCTTCGCCTATCTCTCCGTTCAACCTCGATTCTTTCCTTGGCCGATCTGCCCCTGTCCCCACTTCTACGACTGGAGTTGCTGAGTCTGTTTCCGGAATGATGGGGGGTGGTCTTGTCGGTGGTCGAACTCCGTTCCGCAAAGGTGGGGCGATGGATCGAATGGTTTCGGAGATGACTAGGAATATTTCCAGTAGGTGATTGATCTACTGGATCGAATCTTCTTCTTCCTCCTGTCCCTGTTTCAAAAAACAAAGTCAGAAGAGAAGCCTGAAATACTTCCTGATTCAAAAGAAGAAGAGGATATGGAAGAAGACGAATTTGAAACTTTCTACCAGATCATCCGAGAAAAGGAGTCAGACCCCAATACTCCTTTTATCAGAACGAGGTTCAAACCGAAGGGTGGCTCGACTGCTTATGGTCCCTTGCAGACCACGGGGCAGCGGGTTGATACGATGATCTCCGCTTTGGGTGACAGCCTGACTTCAGATGAACTTTCAGCCCTGTCACTCCTTAGGGACAGACAAAGACTCGCTGCGTTTTACGGCGGCGATGACAGGAAGAAGTACGAAGACCCCGATAGTCCCAACTATAAGCCTAAAGAGTTTTTAGACATGATGGACTACGGGGGAAACCTCGGGATCACCGATTCTGATACACAGAGGTTGATCGAGTCTGCTCAAAAGAAAGAGCTTCTTCGCCACTACAAAAACCATGGTGGGGACTTCGCCAGGGCGGCAGCAGCTTGGCATGGCGGTGACAATTGGGAATCCGGTAAGGATACTCCGAAAAAGAGAAGAACTGCGAACTACGGCAGGGATGCTGTCCGTCGTCTGAAAAAGAGACGAGAAGCCCTTAGACTGAGTTCTGATTCTGATGGACGAAAGTTCTTTTAGAGGTTTGGTTTGGCGATAGAAAAGTCACTATCAGAAATGCCTGTATCGATTGAAGACCTCCTACCTGAGGAGAGCTTTGAAATTGATATCGAGGAGAGCCCCTCTTCCGTTGTTATGGAAATGGAAGATGGGGGTGTTCTGATCGACTTTGACCCTGATGCCGCTGATCAGCAGATCGTCCCGTTTGGAGAGAACCTTGCTGATTACATGGACGAACAGGACTTGGGTGCTCTGGCATCTGATCTAGTAGGCCAGTTCCTTGGGGACAAAAGCAGTCGCAAGGATTGGGAAGAGTCCTACATCGAGGGGCTCGACCAGCTTGGGATGAAGATTGAGGATCGCACCGCTCCTTGGGAGGGAGCGTGTGGTGTAACTCATCCTATCCTTTCCGAAGCTGTGGTGAGATTCCAGAGTCAGGCTATTGGTGAGATCTTCCCTGCTAGTGGTCCGGTTAAGACTCGCATTGTCGGCAAGATGACTACCGAGAAGGAGAAGCAGTCTCATCGTATTCAAGACTTCATGAACTACCTCACGACTGAGGTGATGTCTGAGTACAGACCTGAGACCGAGAAGCTTCTCTTCAGCCTTCCATTGGCTGGGTCTGCTTTCCGAAAGATCTACTGGGATCCCAACATGAACCGCCCCTGCGCGATGTTCATCCCTTCCGAGGATCTCGTCGTTTCCTACGGTGCTTCTTCCCTGAGAACCTGTGAGCGCATCACTCATGTCATGAAGCGGAGCGCCAACGACATCCGCAAGCTTCAGGTTGCCGGGTTCTACCGTGACGTAGACATCTCCCCCGGCTCTGGGGTCGAGGGCAAGATTCAGGAGAAGTACGACGACATTACTGGGGAAAGCCCCAGCTATGACTCGGACAGCCGACACACTGTGCTTGAGATGCATGTCGATGTGGATCTTAAGGGCTTTGAAGATCTTGACGAATGCTGCGAGTCTACTGGCATCGCTCTTCCGTATGTTGTGACGATTGATGCCGACTCCAGAGAGATCCTGTCTATCCGAAGAAACTGGATGGAAGACGATCCGAACCGGATGCGCCGGGAGCACTTCGTTCATTACGAGTATGTTCCGGGCCTCGGGTTCTACGGCTTCGGCCTTGTCCACATGATTGGTGGCATCGCTAAGTCGGCCACGTCGATCCTCAGGCAGCTTGTTGATGCAGGCACTCTGAGCAACCTGCCGGGTGGCTTGAAGTCCAGAGGGCTTCGCATTCGAGGAGACGACACTCCGATCTCCCCCGGCGAGTTCAGAGACGTTGATGTCCCCAGTGGCTCGATTGCAGAGAACATCACCTTCCTCCCTTACAAGGAACCGTCTACGGTTCTCGCGCAACTTCTAGGCAACATTGTTGAAGAGGGTCGCCGGTTCGCCTCTCTCACTGACCTGAACATCAGTGACATGAATCAGCAGGCTCCTGTTGGCACCACTCTCGCTCTGATTGAGCGATCGATGAAGGTGATGACTGCGATCCAGGCTCGGCTCCATGCGGCGATGAAGGAGGAGTTCAAGATCCTTGAGGGTATTGTCCGAGACCATGCTCCTCATGAGTATCCGTATGATCTTGAAGGTGATGAGGTTATGAAGCCTCAGGACTTCGATGATCGTGTCGATGTCATTCCGGTGAGCGATCCCAATGCTTCGACTATGGCGCAGCGGATTATGCAGTATCAGGCAGCACTTCAATTGGCTGGCACTGCACCTCAGCTTTATGACTTACCCCGGCTCCACAGACAGATGGTGGATGTCTTGGGCATACCGGATGCGGATCAGATTGTCCCGCTTGAAGATGAGATCCCGCCGTTGGATCCGGTCTCTGAAAACATGAATCTTATCCTTGGTGATCCCGTTAAGGCTTTCATGTATCAGGATCATCAGGCTCACATCCAGTCTCATATGTCTGCGGTTCAAGAACCTCGAATGGCTGAAATGCTTGCGATGGACCCTCAGGCTCAGTCAAAGCAGGCTGCTCTTTCCGCTCATATCGCAGAGCATCTTTCGTTCCAGTACAGATCGGAGATCGAGCAGCAGCTTGGTGTTTCGCTCCCTCCGCCTGACGAGCCGTTGCCTGAGGATGTTGAAGTCCAGCTTTCCAAGATGGTGGCTGAAGCTTCCGCTCGACTTCTTCAGCAGTCTCAGGCTGAAGCTCAGCAGGCTGAAGCTCAGGCTCAGGCAGAAGATCCGGTCATACAGATGCAGATGCGAGAGCTTCAGATCAAGGAGCAGGAAGCCATGTCCAAGGCTCAGGAGAGACAGGACAGACTCCAGCTTGATCTGGCGAAGATGCAGTCGAGAGATCAGATCGAGCGTAAGCGCATTGATACCAATGCCCTTAAGGAAGAGGACAAGATTGAGGCGCAGGTATTCGCTGAGATCCTCCAGGCTGCGCTTGAAGAAAAGAAGCTTGACTCAAAGCAGATTGAAGAGGGCATGAAGATTGCCATGGAAGCGATTAAGGCTGGGGAAACTTCTTAATGCCCACCTTCGATGAAGTCTTTCTTAACTCGATAAGAGAACTCAGGGCTAGCCACGAAGAAGCTCTTATCGGTGGTTCTATTAAAAGTATGGAAAGCTACAAGCAGATATGCGGCTTCCTTCAGGGGCTTGATGCTGCCGAAGCGGAGTACAAGAGAATCGTATCTGCTGTAGATGGAGATGATTCGCTCTAGTGAGCGCATAGGGTTTTACTGGAGTTCCCTTAAAACTCCTGCATAAAAGGTGAATCAATTGTCTGAAGCAATTCAGTACAGCGATGTAAAGCCGGAAGAGATCGAGGGAGATCGCCCCTCGCAGTTGCCGGAGCCTAGTGGGTTCCGTCTTTTGATTGCTCTGCCGGATGTTGAGGAAACGACAGAGGGCGGTCTTTACATTCCCGACGAACGACGAACTGCTGAGTCCGTCGCAAGCATTGTTGGGTTTGTTCTCAAGGCTGGGCCTGATGCGTACACGGATAAGGATCGGTTCCCGAATGGCCCTTGGTGCCAGGAAGGTGATTGGATCGTGATGCGTGCTTACTCTGGCACGCGACTTCGTATCCACGGGAAAGAGTTTCGCATCATTAATGATGATTCCGTAGAGGCGGTCGTTCAGGACCCGCGAGGAGTTGTTAGGGCATGAGCGAGAACGCACTCGACGATCTAATGGGGAACGCCCTCACTGAGCCCATCGTAGATGTGAACAGTGATGAGGAGTTCGATTTAGAAATTGTTGATGATCGGCCTGAAGAGGATCAGGTGCCGGAACGAGATGAGTCTGTTGCTTCTGGCGATGAAGTTCAGGAGTACAGCGGTCGAGCCGGTAAGAGAATCAACAAGCTCAAGTATGAGTTTCATGAGGAGCGACGGCAGAAAGAGGCTGCTGAAAGAATGCGAGAGGAGGCTGTTCGTTACGCCGAGAACATGCATCGGCAGAACGAAGAGCTTCGCCAAGTCTTAGGGCAGGGCGAGAATCTACTCCTTGAGCAGATGAAGCAGGCTAATGACGCCCAGCTTTCTCAGGCAAGAGACACATACAAGAGTGCTTACGAAGAAGGGAACACGGACAAGCTTCTGCAAGCGCAGGAAGCCTTGATGCGTGCCCAGAGGGAAAGAGAGTTTGTCGAGTCGAATCAGGGGGTTGTTCCTGATCATCTCAGACAGCCCTCGCCTCCCCCTCCGACCCAGCCGGATCCTAAGCTCTCCAGTTGGATGGCTCAGAATGAATGGTTCGGGAAAGATGAGGAGATGACTTCTCTTGCATATGGCATTCACTCTAGTCTTGTTAGTTCAGGTATTGATCCTAAGAGTGACGACTATTACAATAAGATTGATCAGAGAATGCGTCAGGTATTCCCTGATCGGTTTGAGAACGAGATGGCTGGAGAGGAGCCTGTTGCGAGTTCTCGGACCTCAACCGTGGTCGCCCCTGCTGGGCGCAACTCGAATAAGCCACGCAAAGTGCAACTAACCTCCACCCAGGTAGCCCTCGCGAAGCGCCTCGGGTTAACACCAGAACAGTACGCCAAGCAGCTCCTGAAGGAGATCCGGTAATGACTGAGTCGCGCAGTAACAAAGAAGTGTCTCCCCGTAATCGTGACGTGGAGACAAGAGAAACTCAGAAGCGAGAGACGCCGTGGAAACCTGCGGCCCTTACACCCTCTCCTAATCCTCGCGAGGGATTGGAGTTCCGGTATGTCAGGGCTTCCATGCGTGGTGAGGAAGACAACATCAATGTCTCGCAAGCACTGCGAGAAGGGTGGGAACCTGTCCTTGCCGCTGATTATCCCGAACTGATGATCACATCAGATCGAGGTAGTCAGTATCCCGACAATGTCCTTATTGGTGGACTTCTACTTTGCTCCCGACCCACTGAGATCGGGAAGCAGGTTAGAGCCTATGCTGATAAGGAGTTGAGGGAACAGATGGATGCAGTCGATCGCAATTACTTCAGAGAGCAGGATTCGCGTATGCCAATGCTCCAGCCGGAGCGGCGTTCGCGGATCACGTTTGGCGATGACTGATAATGGATGTCCCATTGTCGGCTATCGCTAGATTGATCTAGGAGATAGTCCAATGGCTTTTGGATTTCGTCCTTCCAAGGTGAATGGCGATAGTACCAATACTGGAGGATTTGCCGAGATCCCGATTGCTGATGCTTATGCAACTAACATCTTCAATGGAGATCCGGTTGTCCTCAATGCGGGCAATGTCCAGCTAGTGGCTGGTGTTCCTGCTGACAATGCGAACCCGACGATCGGACCGCTGGTCGGATGTCGGTACACGACTTCCGATGGCGAGATCAAGTACGCTCAGTACTACAACGCCAACGGTGGTGGATCTAACACGGATGCTTTTGCATACGTTGCCACCAATGAGAACCTTTGGTTCCGAATCGAGTCGAACACTGCGTTTGCTACGTCTCAGGTTGGTGTTCAGTACGCCCTTTCGGCTGGCAGTGGTGGAAGTACTACCACGGGCAATTCCAGTTACATCGTTGATGTAAACGCTGGTGCAAGTGCTACTGGTGCTGTCATTCTGATGGGTTGCCCTCAGGATGATGAGAACGAAAACTCTTCGACTCCTGTTGTCTTCGTTAAGTGGGCATCGGGAACTCACTCTGACTTCTAAGGGATAGGAGGTAAATAAATCATGGCGATTTCACGCGCACAAATGATGAAGGAACTCCTTCCCGGTCTGAACGCTCTGTTCGGGTTGGAGTATCAGCAGTACGAGGACGAGGCTGGCGAGATTTACGAGACGGAATCTTCGGATCGATCGTTCGAGGAAGAGGTCAAGCTCGCTGGCTTTGGTGCCGCTCCGGTGAAGTCCGAGGGTTCGTCGATTTCTTACGACACGGCCCAGGAGCACTTCACGGCTCGGTACACCCACGAAACGGTGGCAATGGGATTTGCGATTACCGAAGAGGCTGTCGAAGACAACCTCTATGATTCGGTGTCGGCCCGTTACACCAAGGCGCTTGCCCGTGCGATGGCGCACACCAAGCAGGTCAAGGGTGCCTTCCCGCTCAACAATGCTTACACCGCTGCCAACTTCACGGCTGGTGATGGTGTTCAGCTTTGTGCTTCTACGGGTCACAAGACCATTGATGGCGTAGACATTCCCAATGCTCTTGCAACGGCGTCGGATCTCAACGAGACCTCGCTGGAGCAGGCTGTCATTGACATTGCTGCGTTCACCGATGATCGTGGTCTGCTTATCGCGGCTCGCCCGCGAAAGCTGATCGTGGCTCCCTACAACCAGTTCGTTGCTACCCGCATTCTCGATACGGAACTCCGACCGGGAACGGCTGACAACGACATCAACGCTATGCGGACGAATGGCACGATCCCTGAGGGGTACCGTGTCAATCACTACATGACGACGACGAACAAGAAGTTCTGGTTTGTCTGTACTGATGTGCCGAATGGCATGAAGCACTTCCAGCGCACGCCGATGCAGACGGGCATGGACGGTGACTTCGATACCGGTAACGTTCGGTACAAGGCGCGGGAGCGATACAGCTTCGGCGTCTCGGACTACCTTGGTATCTTCGGTAGTGGTAACATTACCTGATACCCCCCAGAGAGGGCGGGGCTTCGGCCCCGCCCTTTTCTTTGGTGAGGACTAACTTGGCTGCTAAGAAAACCAAGAGCAGAGTGAACGAGTCTGGGAACTACACCAAGCCTTCCCTGAGAAAGAGCTTGTTCAACAAGATCAAGGCTGGCAGTAAGGGCGGCAAGCCCGGCCAGTGGAGTGCTCGCAAGGCCCAGATGCTGGCCAAGGAATACAAAGCCAAGGGCGGGGGCTACAAGAACTAATGGCACTCAAGAAGCCCCAGAAGTCTCTCAAGAAGTGGACTAAAGAAGAATGGGGTACTAAATCCGGCAAGCCCAGCACTCAGGGAAAGAAGGCTACCGGAGAGAGATACCTTCCGAAAAAAGCTAGAGAAGCTTTGTCGGATAAAGAATATGCTGCGACTTCTAGAAAGAAGCGCGAAGACACCAAGAAGGGTAAGCAGTTTTCTAAGCAGCCGAAGAAGATTGCTAAGAAGACTGCGAAGCACCGGAAGGGTTAGACATGGCTATCAAGCGCGGTAGCGAAACATTTTCTGGCTATAACAAGCCGAAGAGAACTCCCAATCACAAGACGAAGAGTCATGCTGTTCTTGCCAAGGAAGGCGACAAGATCAAGCTGATCCGTTTCGGTGAGAAGGGTGCGAAGACTGCTGGCAAGCCCAAGGCGGGTGAGTCGGACAGGATGAAGGCAAAGCGTAAGTCCTTCAAAGCCCGACATGGCAAGAACATTGCCAAGGGCAAGATGTCTGCTGCGTATTGGGCAGACAAGGTTAAATGGTAAACCAAAGCCTGCCAGACTTGAACAGACAGCACGCAGACTGGTAGGCAAGTTGCGTGTGACGAGGTTATTTCGATGAGTAAGACTACTTTCAATTCTTCCGTTAGATCGCGTGGTGGGCGAAGAGAAGATGATGGCGTTACGCCGGGCGGGATGCTTATGTCCGTCCAGTGCTCTGCCCAGCCCAGTGCAAGTAATCTTGCAGTGAAGGTTGGTACGGATCCTACGGATGGTGAGGATCTTGTTCTGCCGAAGGGTGCGATCATCATCAGCTTTACGATGCTTGATAATGCGACTGGGACGACTCCTACTTTTGATATAGGAACGTCTGATGATCCTGATGGGATCTTTAATGAGTTGGATGCTGACGCAACTGATGGTACGGTGATTTACCCGAATGGTGACCTTGTTCTGAATGGAACTAATGGGCTTGCTGCTGATACTGCGGTGACTGCGACGAATGGTGCTGGGGGAACGCCTACTAGCAACATGGTTGGTGCTATCACTTACTTCATTAAAGACGACGGAACTTCTGGCACCCTTTAATTGGGTTTTGATCTATCTTTCAAGAAAGAGGTAAGAAATGAGACCCACTCGATTTAGCGGCCCTGTATTATACAGCGGTAATCCCAGAGTATCGGCAGCTTCCCTTGAGAACTTGCCGATCGGATTTAACCCGGATTACGCAGTCTACTTTGATGAGTTTCAGGGTATCCCCGGAAACGTCCCGCCGAACTACAACTTTGATGCTTTAGCCTCAGGTACTTTTACCTATGCCGAGGGTAATAGCTTGCAGGATGGTGCGGATAAGTTGTATGGGTGGTGCCAACTGAGCAGTGATGAAACTGACCCATCGCAAAACAACAGCGGCGGGACGGTAATGACTCAGGAGTCTCTTCAGTTTCGCGGAAGAGAATTATTCATTGAAGGAAGAGTTGCGATTCCGTCTCCGGCTACATGTGAATTCTTTTTCGGATTCTCTATCGATGGAGACTACACAAGTGGTTTTAACTCTGATCGCTTAACTGGCTTTGAGCTGGTAGGTGGAACCAACAGCTTAAGGCTTAGATCTAGAGCGGGCGGTGGAGCAAACGCAGAGAGTATCGTTGAAGATATTTTCACATATCCGAATGGATCCACTACTACTGCTGCTTATATCTTGGATTCAGTCAATTTGGCTCCGGTTCTAGGTATACGAGTTCATGGATTCAATGCTTCTACTTATGCTGATTTTTATGTAAACCGAAGGCATGTTGGAACAATCCGCAATACATCGACTACGACATCTTTAGGCACATCGATTAAAGGAATAGCTACTTACTTTAAGAAGACGAGTGAAATATCGGGCCTTACAATCGGAACAGCACTCGACGCTGGAGTTGCCTCTAGTACCAATGTCATAATTAATGGTTCGTCTTGGGTTGATGAAGTGAGTCAGCGAACTACGCAGATTTACACTGATCAAGTTCTGACAATCGGGGCAGAAGATGTACGAGTATCTCGCATCCTGCGGAGTGATGATGGGGACCTTCTGGTTGATCTCGTCCGGGCAGAGAACAGCACTACTGCGGTGGCACATGCGGAGGACGCTTCTATCAGCGCGGCCTCTCAGGCGTGCCACATAGATTACCTTACTAGTTACTTTAGTCGGTATCCCAGTACTGCTGCCTTTGATGATTACTTAGTGGCCCCTCGGAGGTAGACTTGTCCGACCCCCAATGGTACAGGGATCTCACTCCCCAACGACAAGAGGCCGTAGATCAGACATTACATCTGGTCTGCGGCCTCGGTCTTTGTGCTATCGGCGGGGCTTATCTGTCGATGGTGTCTCTCTATATCAGAGAGTTCTGGCTCCAGTGGCCTGTTGAGCGAGTGGCAGACACTAGAAAAGACATGGCGTTCTGGACTGCTGGTACCGGAGTCTGGGAGATAGTGAGGGCTTTCAGTTGAGTGTTTATCCGGCTGGCGTAAAGCAAGCGAGAATATTGAAGTTAGGAGTTAATGACGGAAAGACTTCTTTAATTGCAAGTCCTTGCGTTGTCAAAAGCTTATCGTTTAGAC